ACTCAAGAAACATAGCAGCAACAGGAGATATTGAGTGGGATGTTGATTTTAAGGGTCATGAGGATGTGAGTGGTATTGCCACTCTGGCAACAGTATTTACGGCAGGAACTTATGGTGGTGAGGACACTAAGGTATTATCAATAACTGCTGATGAAAAAGGTAGAATTATTGGTATCTCAAGTGTTTTAATTAACTTTGGTATTGCCAATGTTGCAACTGCAAATACTGCAAATAATCTTTCTGGTGGAACTGCCGGTGATATTCCTTATCAGGATGGACCAGGAAGCACTACATTTTTAGCAGATCCTGGTGTTAGTGGTGATGGTTATGTTCTTACTTGGAATAATGGATCTACAGCACCTCAATGGAGTGATTTGACAACTCTTGGTGGTTCCGGATATACAATATCAGCATCAGATAATGGAAATGATGCTGATATTGTATTAACTGATTCTGTAGGGGATACCTCATTCATAACAGTAACTGCAGGTTCAAACATTACGATTGATCCGGTAGGAGCAAGTGGATTTACGATTAGTGCTGTTGACGGTGCTGGAGTTGGTGTTGCTGCTAATGCAAGTGATGTATTAAATGTTAATGCAGGGCAAATTGGTGGTGTTGATCCTGATGCTGATAGAATTGTCTTTTGGGATGACAGTGCAAATAAATTAACTTATCTTACTGCAGGTACTGGATTAACAATTTCTGGGACAACTATAACTGCAAATTCAGATGCAGGTAAAACTTACACATTAGATGCAGTTGATAGTGGTGATAATGCTATTTTAAGACTAAGTGATGGATCTAATGATGATGATATTCTAATTACTGCAGGTTCAAACATTACTATTGATCCAGTAGCATCTGGTGGATTTACTATTGCTGCTGTTGCCGGTGCCGGATTAGGTGTCGATTCTACAATTGCAGATTTACTTAGTGTAAGTGGAGCAACAATTTCTGCTGATGATGCCGGTTCAGATAAAATATTCTTCTGGGATGATAGTGCAGGAAAGGCAACGCATCTTACTGTCGGCACTGGATTGGCTATTAATAATACCACTATCACTGCAACTTCAGATGCAGGTAAAACTTACACATTAGATGCAGTTGATAGTGGTGATAATGCTATTTTAAGACTAAGTGATGGATCAACTAATGAAGATATTCTAATTACTGCAGGTTCAAACATTACTATTGATCCAGTAGCATCTGGTGGATTTACAATTAATGCTGTTGCCGGTGGAGGCGGAGGAGGAGGACTTCTTTCTGATGTTGATGTAAAACAATATTCAAATAACAATACACCAAGAACAGAGTATGGATGCAGTAATCCAATTGACGTAACAGTTTCTGCTGGAATGGCAACTATTGGAATTGGATCTACAAGTAATGCATATGGAAAACGTTATGTTCAGGAAACTGAACCAACGACTGATGTTTGTGATGGTGATATTTGGTATGATACTTCTGATGCAGCAGGAGGTGGAGGAGGAAGTGGTAATCCAGCAGGAACTGTAATTTATAGTGCTTCTAGTACCGTTCCTAATGGATATATCAAGGCAAATGGCGCTTTTTTAAATACAACAACGTATGCCGATTTATTTGCCGCCATTGGGTATACTTATGGTGGTTCTGGATCATCATTTAGGACTCCTGATCTTCGTGGTGAGTTTATTCGTGGTTGGGATGATGGTCGTGGTGTAGATAGTGGTCGTACCTTCGGTAGCAGCCAAGCGCAATCAACGCAAAACTTGAATGGAACAACAAGTCTTCTGACTGTTTACGGCGGCAATATCGAATATCAGTTCACCAATACGAATGTGAACACCAACATAACAGAGACTCGTCCACGTAACAGAGCACTACTTGCACTCATTAAATATTAAACCATAAATAAAAAAAGGTATTTTATTAATAATGAAAATTTATAATTATCATCCAGATTATTCTTATTTTCTTTCTGAAGATGTTGCAGATCCATCTCCATTGGAACCAGGTGCCTGGTTGATTCCTGCATACGCAACTACTGTAGAACCACCAACTGTAAATGATGGTGAAGTTGCAATATTTGATGGAACTTCATGGAGTGTTATTGAAGATAAACGAGGAGTTTATTATCCTTATGAATTCCCAGAACCAGAAGTTAATAATAATCCATTAGAAGCACCTTTAAATTCTGCCAGAGAAGCACCACCAATAATTACAGAAAATCAAACTTTATCTTGGAATGATGGTTGGGTTGTTGAGGATCTTCCCCCTCAACCAGAATTGACACCAGAAGAAAAATTGGCAAGTGTAGGTTTAAGCATTGAAGAACTTAGAGGTCTTTTAGGAATTAGTTAGTAAATCTTATGGCAATAAAAATAAGAGATGGTGGTGCTTGGGTAGATGTTGGTGGTGGAGGATCAGGATCAGGATCTGGTCCAATAGGGAGTATAATATATTATCCATCATCTTCTCCTCCAGATGGATATCTAAAAGCTAATGGTGCTTCTTTAAATACTTCAACTTATTCGGATTTGTTTTTTGTTTTTGGATATACTTTTGGCGGTTCTGGATCTTCATTTAATTTACCTGATCTTCGTGGTGAGTTTATTCGTGGTTGGGATGATGGTCGCGGAGCTGACTTGAACCAAACATATACTGCATCTGGCGGAGGAAGCAACGTTAACGTCACTGTTAGTTCTTCTACAAGATCTATTGGTTCATTTCAAAGTTGGTCAGTTCAGAATATGACTGGTAGAGCAGTCAGATTTAATTACAATCTTGGAGTTATTTCGCCAACTCCAAGTGTATTTGGTGTTTGGAACTCTACTGGAAGTGAAAGAACTGATGGTGGTGGAAACAATGCATTTGGACTTTCCTTTAACTCTGCTCGTCAAGTAAACTCTTCTAATGAGACTCGTCCCCGCAACGTAGCACTCCTCGCTTGTATTAAGTATCAATAACCAGTTTCCAGACTGGCACAGTTGACACCTGACCCCAGATGCCCTATAATACTAAAGTAATCAACGGAACACCCAATGGGCACCGCACAAGAATCTGTTCTCGGCATCGTTATTGACGTTTGCACTCGCTCCTTCCTTCTGCTCAGCGATGAAGGTAATGAAAAGATGGTAAACTGTGATACCGTCCAAGAGTTTATGAATGTCCTGGAAGTTGTGACTGCTAACCTTAATGAAGACCAGATTGAGTATGCTGACCTTGCTATTCAGGGAGAAGAGTATTGATGGAAGTATTTACGATTAAGGAATGGGAAGACAACTTTGATTCCCTCCTTGAGAGGGTAGAAAATGGAGAGCATATAGGTATTATGGGAGATGATGGTAAGGCAGCAGTTATGATACCAGCAGATGATGAACTTCTCCGAATATACACGGAGAATAATAACGAAGCTCAGTAGTTCATCATCACGGGAGTATAGCTTAATGGTTAGAGCGCCCTGCTTATAACGGGGTAGTCTGGGTTCAACTCCCAGTACTCCTATCGTGCTGGTTTAGCTCTCTGGTTGAAAGCAGCGAACTCATAATTCGCCTAAGGTGGGTTCGATCCCCACAACCAGCACTACAATTTGGGAGCGTGGCGGAATCGGTAGACGCACCTGACTTAAAATCAGTTGGGCATTGTGCCCGTGGGAGTTCAAGTCTCCCCGTTCCTATAAAATAAATAAGACAAAAGCATCCACTATGTCTTATAAGATTGACACTGCATACTGCTGGTATTTGGACCACAGTATGATAGTGAAGATGTATTTTATCAATCAAGTTCCATTCACCTTTGATGAACTTCCTGATGGACACTTGGAAGACAAAGAATTAGTAGCACTTGCAGATAAAGAAACATCCTTTGAACCAGAAGACTTATACAGAAGTTCTTTCTATCTTATAGATGAGGAAGTGCATCCTTGTTTATTTCCTGTTGACTTAGAAAACCCAGAAGATATGCCAGATGATGAAGTCTATTACTATGACGAGGAGGATTTGATGGGATAAATAAAACATAGAAATGTCCCAGGAATCATAATAAGATGCCACTTAACAAGCTTGATAACTTTATTAAGAATACAGAGGGTCGCATATTATATGTCAGTCCAGCAGATTTAGACTCAACAGATAGTATCACAAACACTGGTAACTCACTTGCCAGACCCTTCAAGACTATTCAGAGAGCACTTCTTGAGGCTGCAAGATTCTCTTATGTGAAGGGAAAGAATAATGATGAGACGGAGAAGACTACTATTCTCCTGATGCCTGGTGAGCATATTGTTGATAATAGACCTGGGTGGTCTATGATTGATGATAATGGAACACCAAAAGTTATTAGACCAGATAGTGGAGCATCGGAAATAGTTCCAGCAGATTTCTACTTGTCATTAGAATCTAATTTTGATTTAACACAATTTCAAAATCATCTCTATAGATTTAACAGTATCTATGGCGGTGCAATAGTTCCTAGAGGTGTTTCAATTGTTGGTCTTGATCTTAGAAAGACAAAGGTCAGACCAAAATATGTCCCAAACCCAACGGATGATACACCAACTTCTGCAATTTTTAGAATCACTGGTGCCTGTTATTTTTGGCAGTTCTCTCTCTTTGATGCAGATGAACTCGGTATTGTTTATACCAAGAATGATAATTTCACAGTAACAAATCAAGCGGTTCCAACATTTTCACACCACAAATTAACTTGCTTTGAATATGCTGATGGTGTAAATGAAGTATCAAATTATGGACTTTCAGATCTTGATATGTACTATGCGAAACTTTCAATCGCATATGGTACAGGATCTTCTAGAGATATTGATGATAAATTCCCAGTAGATCCAAATGGGTTTGCAGCACAAAGAGCAGAATATGAAATCGTTGGCGCATTTGCAAGCGATCCAGTTAAAATTACTAGTATTCAAGCTGGAGTTGGTGGAGTAGTAAGTAATAGAGTCACTGTAGTAACAGAAACCCCACACGGTCTTTCTGCAGGAACGCCAATTCGTATTAGTGGCGTCACTCCAGTTGATGGTGACACAAATTATAACGTATCAACAAAAGTAACTGAAGTTGATTTAGATAATCCAAATATATTCTATTTCAATCTTCTTTATGCTCCATCAACGATGACAACTCCTGGTGTCATCTCTGGTAATGAATTTGTAACTGTAGAAACAGATACTGTATCTGGTGCTTCTCCTTATATCTTTAACTGCTCCTTACGTTCTGTATGGGGTATGAATGGAATGCACGCCGATGGAAGCAAGGCAACTGGTTTCCGTTCAATGGTTGTTGCACAATTTACTGGTGTTTCACTCCAAAAAGATGACAGGGCATTTGTAAAATATGATGAATCAACAAGAGCATATAGTGACAATATTGCCATTACTCCTCAATATGGTGGAGCTTTATCTGGTCAATCATCCTCTAATGGAACAGTATATCATTTAGACTCAGAGGCAATTTACAGAAGTGGATGGGAAGTAACACACATTAAAGTATCTAATGATGCTTTTATTCAAATTGTTTCCGTTTTTGCGATTGGATTTAACAAGCACTTTGAAGCACTGAGTGGTGGTGACGCTTCTATTACAAACTCAAACTCCAACTTTGGACAAATATCATTGTCTGCTGATGGGTTTAAAAAAGAAGCATTTACAAAAGACGATAAAGCATTTATTACTCATATCATTCCACCAAGAGCGATTACTGGATCAGAAGCACAAATTGATTGGTTAACACTTGATATTGATAAAACAAAACTCGTAGGTGTTTCTACAAACTTATATCTTTCTGGTTTCGATACTGAGGATAATGTTCCACCTTCTCTTACTCAAGGATATAGGATTGGTGCAAAAGTAAATGATAAATTATTCTTAAAGATTGGGTCTTCAGAATATTCTGCGGACATCTTTATGTCTGATGGTATCACGAGTTCTGTTAAAGAATATTCTGTAGGAACTCCATCCTCAAATATATTTACACTTTCTTCTGGAACACATAGATTAGAAACTGCTGAAAAGGTAATTATTATTAGTGATGATGGCGATCTTCCAGAAAATTTGGAAGAAGGTGTTACTTATTATGCGATTGTTCCAAATAACACAACATTAAAGTTAGCAGCCTCAGAATCGGATGCTAGAAACGATAATCCAATTACAGTATATGGTGGAACAAATTTAACCATTCTCAGCAGAGTATCTGATAAAGAGTCTGGTGATGAGGGTCATCCAATACAATGGAGTTCAGCAAATAGTGGTTGGTATATTATAACAAATGCTAGTGACATTTATACCAATATTGCACCATTAACTGGAACAAGTGAGGCAACATACATCAAGAGAGTAGAAGACACAAGAAGTCTTGATGAAAAGATTTATAAGGTAAGAGTAGTAATTCCAAAAGAGTTGGAGAACTCTAAGACTCCAGAAAGTGGATTTATTCTTCAGGAATCATCATCTACTGGTTATCGTGGACTTGATGATACAGATTTTAATAAGACCACAATTACTGCTGCAGATGATTATGATTACAACAGAAACCCAAGATTTATTAGTACCTGCTCATTTAGCAATCCAACCGCAACCGTAAGGGCAGAACTTCCACACAACCTTAAGACTGGTGACAGTGTTATTATTCGTAACGTAACTGACGATCTTGTCAACACTGGTGTTGGAACATTTAACAAAGGATATAATGGAACATTTAATGTTACTGTTGTTGATGATATGACCTTCAGTTATAATACTGGAGGACAACTACCTGGAGGATTTACAAATAATACTGGCATTAGAACTGATGTATCTCCTAGATTTGAAAGAAATGATTTGCAATCAAATCTCTATCTCTACAGAAATGAAGTAATTCAAGAGTATGAAGAAGGAAAGCGTGATGGTATTTACCACATTTATGTTGCAAATTCTGATAACATAGTTTCTTCGGAATTTACGTCATTAAAATATAGTCAGAACATTGTAGATCTCTATCCACAATTGGACAGAGATAATTATGAGGACAACCCCCCAGCTGCAAGAAGTTATGCAAAAGTTTCACCTCTTGGAGAGGTTGTAACAAATGACCGCAAGAAGAGTATTACAAGAGAAACAGCGGACAAATTAAGCACAGATTTTGGAATTGGACTTGCAATTTCTTCAGTTGCTGATGGTACAACAACAACACCTGATATTACATTTGATAGAAGACACGGATTAAATGGTATTGTTTATGGAGAACTTGGAGTATCTGGTACAGGATATAGAACAGGAACTCACTTCAATGTCAGACTTTTAAATGGATCTGCCGTTGGAACATGGAATGGTGCAACTGCTACCGTAACTGTTAATGGAAGTGGTTCTGTTACTGGAGCGACAATTTCTGCAACTGGATCTGGGTATAGTTCTGGAACTCTATATTTCAGTAGTGAAGATATTGATGGTGATGGTACGGCAACATTCATCTATACCAGTGCTGGAGTATCTGTGAATGTTGGTGATGTAGTTCAATTTACTGGTGCAGGAACAACATCCGATACTTATCATCGTATTACTACTATTGGAACTCCTACTCAAGTTTCAGTTGCAAGAACAACTGGAGATCCAGTAATTACTTCTAATCACTATGCACTTATAACTGGAAAATCATTAGCATTTACTGCAAGTGGAAACACTATCACTGCTGCCGGTCACGGATTAGTTGCTGGAAATAAGATTAGAATTATTGATGGAAGTAATAACAATATTGGCGATTTTATTGTCAATACTAGAGTTGATGTTAATACATTTACAGTTTCTAATCTTTCAGTTTCTTCTGGTTATATTTTAAAACACGGGTATTCTTCGAATGCTGGATCTTCTGATAGATCTGCAGAAAATCTTGGTGCAAGAGCAATTTCTTTCTATGATGGGGAAACTTTAACTCTAAACTCCTCAATTACAAATACGACAACACAATTTGCAGTTACTGTTCCAAACTCTGGAGTTGGAACAATGACGAGATTCCCTCTCGGATCTTATATTCAGATTGATGAAGAGATTATGAGAGTTGCAAATAATTCTTTGCAGGGTGTTGGTAACAATGAACTGGTTGTCATTCGTGGTGCTTTAGCTACAAGACAAGTCGCACACGATAGTGGTTCTACAATTAAGAAAATAAAACCAAGATCCATTGAATTCCGCAGACCATCAATCATTCGTGCTTCTGGTCACACATTTGAATATCTTGGTTATGGTCCAGGAAACTATTCTACTGGTTTACCACAAGTCCAGATTAGATCGTTGACAGAACGAGAGGAATTCTTAGTTCAATCCCAAGAAAGATCTGCTGGTATTGTTGTCTATACTGGTATGAACAACCGTGGTGATTTCTACATTGGAAACCAGAAGAAATCATCTGCTACTGGTGAGGAGGCAACATTTGATACGCCAATTCCAAGTGTAACTGGAGAAGATTCTGCTAGATTGAGTGGTGTATTTGATGAGATTACCGTTAAGGAAAGAATAGTTATAGAAGGTGGAGAATCAAATAGAATCCTATCGCAATTTGATGGTCCAGTAACGTTCAATAAATCTGTTAGATTTACTGATACCAATAAAATTACTATTGAGACAGACTCTACTAGTACATCATCTGGAGCATTTGTAGTTTCTGGTGGCGTTGGAATAGCAAAGACTCTCAATGTTGGTGGAGACCTTAATGTTGATGGAGACATCAATGTTGATGGAGATCTTATTATTGCATCCACATCAACTCTTGTTTCTTCTGCTGGTAGTTTTGGTAATATACAACTAGCAGTAACAGATGACAATACTATTGATACATTATCTGGTGATCTCAAACTCTCAACAGTCGCAGGAAATATAGTTGCGATTCAGAGAAATACCACTATCACCGGTATTCTGAGTGTAACCGATGACATCACCGCATTCTGGTCTTCTGACGAAAGACTGAAAGACAACATTACACCTATTGATGATCCTCTTGCGAAGGTTCTCTCAATCAGTGGTAATACATTTGATTGGAACGAAAAGTCTAATAAGTCTGGGCACGATGTTGGTCTGATTGCACAAGAGATTGAGAAAGTATTGCCAGAGGCAGTTACAACAAGGGATAATGGATATCTTGCGGTTGACTATCATAAGGTCGTTCCACTTCTTGTAGAGGCAATTAAAGACCTTTCAGATAAGGTGGAAGCATTGGAGCAAAAACTATCTGATAAATAACTAAAAAGACTATAATGGCAAATATTCGTAAGTCATTTAATTTTAGAACTGGTCTTCAGGTTGATAATGACAACTTCGTCGTAAATGCAAATGGTCTTGTGGGAATTGGAACTTCCATCCCACAAAACTATTTGCTTAATGTTCATGGAG